AGACAATCCAAAGAACCAATTTTAGTCATATTGAAGTTTGCTGTTTTCTCCGTTTCAGATGCACCCAAGTCTGTCCAACCCATCGCACATTCCCTAGCTCTCTTATCATATTCTTGTAAGAACTCGTCCTCAGAAAGTTTAGGAGCTTCCGGTAATGGTTTACCTTTAGCCTTAGCTTTTTCGCACTCTTTGCGCCATGCTGCCGTCATCTCGTCCTCAATCTGTTTTCGCACAACATCTTTCTTACCGAACTTATAGCAGTATTTATAAAGAAACTTAGCCATCTTTTCTTTGCTTTGAAAATCAACTAAGAGCTTTGCGTGTTTACCTTCATCAATCCACCTAAAGAACTCATCAGAATAGTTGTACCAATCATGTGGTAACAAACCATAACCCTTACCGAGATACTTTGAGGGGTCTGTGAGAAGTTCTTTAAGATACTCACGCAGCTTCTCTATTTCAGCAACACCCTTCATTACTTCGGGTGGAAATTGATGACCAACTGTTGCTGCTGTGTTACCTGCATTTTTAGCATTATAAGCACGAATAACAGCTTCGTTATAATCATACTTAGCATCAGCAGAGAGCTTCTGTAAGCGTACTAAGGCTTCATCACGTGCCTTCATGTAATTATTTATCATGTGTTCAGCACGGAAGCACATATTGTCCTTATAGACCTCAGCAGGAATACCACCATTCAAACGCTCCATATAAGGAGAAGCAACAAGTTTACCTGCTAAGTCTTTCAGAGTCTTTGACATAGAAGTGCTACATACAGAATAAGGTGTTGCATAAAGAGCAGTACGTTTCAATACACCTTCAATACCTTTGCCAACCTTTTCACCTAAAGTATTAAAGTGCGTTGCCATTGTGATATTTTCCGGGTTAAACAAATTCTTCTTTGAATAGTGTATTCCTTTGTACTCACAAGAACCATCTTTCAACACTCGGTAACCCTTCTGACCTTCTGCATAGTGTTTAGCACCTTTGGTCAGAATATCAATAAAGTCATCATCACTGAGTCTGCCCTTGACACCCAAAGCATTAAGACCTTTATTCATTGCTTTGTGAATATTTCTCATCAATGGATTAGATGGTTTCATTTCCTCAGCGAGATAACCAAGGACTTCTTCTGCATCCACATTACCACCTGCACGTTTGATAGCACGTTCAATAGCAGGTGATGGATTGTTATTTATACGAAATCTTAACTCTGCCATAACTTTGGCGTAATCATTAGGACTCAACACGTACTTCAAGCCATGTGCTCCACGCTCATGCAACAGAGTTTTACGAATATCTTCACTACCACTCAGATTCTCTTTGATAAGAACAGTAACACCTGTTTCATCATCAAAGAAACCTTTGGCGTTTTCATCGAACTCCCAACCACGTCCTTCAACAATCTTCTTAGCGTTTTCTTTGGAAACCACAAAGACATTGTGTTTAGGACGAATCTGACCTGCGACACCTGCATCTTTAATAGATTTTACAAAATCCTTATCATGCACCTGTGTTAACGAATCAATAAATTCTTTGGTGTTTATTCTCTCGGTTGACAGGCGTTCACCTTTTGCCAATCTTTCAGCATCAATAATGATGTTGGTTGCTTCTCCATAGAGTTGTTCACCAACAGCTTTTGTTGCCTTAGAGAAACCTTTACCAAGCAGGTCAAGAGCCATAGGAATACCTGCACCACCCACAGCACCCATTAAGGCAGCCATAGGATAGTCTTGGCGGTAACCAGTAGCAGCCTGTGCTAAACCTCTATCAACTAAGTTACCGACAGAAGCACCAGCAGCTAACTTTGCATATCGTGCTGCACTACCAAGTTTACCTGTTGCACCAAGTATAGGTACATAGTTCAGAGGGTCAAGGAAAAGACCTAGTAGAGTACCAGCGGTTGACAATCCCATACTGGATTCTTCAACACGCTTTCTACGCTCTAAATCTTCCTTCTTCATTCTGATAAGACGTTCAAGTTGAGCAGGACTGTTAGCGTTCTGACACACCCATAAGGTAGCTGTGTAGTCACCAAGTTCCTTCTGCACCCTATCAATATCTTCTTGTGTTAGTTTATAACCTTCTTCGTCCGGCAGGTCTTTCTTGGCAGCAGCAGTACGGAAAGAACCCCAAAGAGCAGAATCGAACATAGTGTCCTGCATCTTGTCAAAGAAGTCTGCTTCTTCTGGTTCTTCCTGTTCCACCACAGGGGCAGTAGGATTAGAACCTCCATATGCCCCCTCGATGAACTCACCTAAACTAGCAGAGCCAATAGCGTTCTCCATACCTGCTGCATAGTTCTCAACATCATCACCAAAGTAACCACCATGTTTCAAGGCAGTTGCATAACTACGTGCATCATAGGCATCAAACAAACCATCCTCTTTATACTTGTAAAGATAACCAGCCATGTAATCCATAAAAGATTCATCAGAATCAAAGTTCATGTAGTAGTTAGAACCATCTGGCTGAGCTAACCCATTAGGAGTAGTTTGTGTTACACCACCATAGTTATGATGTTTTGTAGCAAGCTCACTTGTGAACCCACCTGTTTCGTGTGATAATTGAGCGTATATTAAGGAAGGTGCAAGATTTTCACCATACACATCCTTTAATCTTTGAGAGATACCATTAGCTATCTCGTACCCATTCATTTAAATATACCTCCAATCGCATCAATAAGAGTACCAACAGGATTACTCATATCAACACCTGTTTCTTTTTCAGCAGCTTCAATCTTACTAGCATCCGGGTTAGACGTATAGTAATCACTGTTATCAAATGACGGATTATAATAAACATCATCTACCAGCACTCTCTTTTCTGGTGGTAATTCTTGTAACCATTTAGCTACCTCTGTTGCAATGGTTGTATTATTCCATTTAGAAGCAGTTGCTACACCATTACGCCAGATTTGCAGAGTACCATTAGAATACATCATTCTTGTGCCTTGCTCTTGCTGCATCTTCTCATCCAAGAACATCATAACAGTTTTCTGCTGATTTTCACTAGGAATCTTGTATAAGAACGCTTTAGGGAACGCACAACCATTATAACTCACAAAATATTCACTTGTACGCTTGCGAGCATTGTTGATTGCATCTTCCTCTGTTTGTCCACAGTACATATTGGTCTTAAAACTTTGACTAAGCATAAGCTGAACAGCACTGTTGGCGTAGAACTGAATATCTTCGGTAGAACCATTACCACCTAACAGAGGCACAGAAAGAGTAGAATCAAAACCAACCTGCAAGTCAGCACTCTTTTCAACAGCCTTCTTGAAGTCGGGATTACTCATATTCTCTCTTACCATAGCAAACTTAGACACACCTTCTTCAAGACCATTAGCATCAATAAGGTCACTAAGTACAGAGATTTCATCACCTTGTTTACCAAAGAGATAACGGAATGTTTCCTTATCAGTCTTGTACATAGCAACAAACTTGTTGAGGGCAGCAGGAAGTTTTAAAGCACCTGTTTCATCATGGGTTAAGGACTGAGTGCTCAAAGAGCTTATTACATTGCCAACATTACCCTTCATTGCTTTCACTAAGCAGTCCATCTGAGGGAACTTCAAGAGGTTCATGGTTTCTTTACCAGCTTCATCTAACGGCATGGTATTAAAGAACTGAGCCATCTTTGTATTCGCCCACGCAATCTTTTCTTCATCAGTGATTTTAATTCTTTTACCATTAACAGAGATTGTATCATCATACACAGGAGAACCCAAGGAATCTACATCTTTACCTTGGGTCATACTTAACCATCTATCATCAAGAGTAGACGTAACAAGCTGTTGTCTAAATGCGCTCTCCTGCGCAGCAGCAGCTTTCTTAGCAGCTTTTTCTTCTGTTTTTATTGCACGATTCTTAACACCTTCATATGTAGACGCAATCGCTTCAAAGAACAGAGGGTCTTTCGTTTTAACTTCTTCATACTTATCCCAGATGGCAGCAGATGGTAAACCTTCTAAACTCTGTAAGAAATCCCTAGTCTTTTGAGAATTAAGATGCACACTCGCCTTCTCAGCCATTCCCAAGTAGATACCTAAAGGAATAACTTCTTTGACTCTAACAGGTGTGCCATCGTCTTTGTGATAAACAATAGTATCACCCCAAGCTTTTAAGTTCTCAACACTGCCATGAGGTGCTGTGCGTCTTGCAAATTCATCAACAAGTTTAATTCTATCAGCACGGCTCATCCCTGTTAACATAGGGTCTGTCTGCCATTCCTGTGCACCATTTGCGAAATCTTCTGGTGTCATCCCACTAAGACTACGCAAGATTAAATCGTCACCTTTGGCAGCAATAGCAGCGTTGCGGTCAGCTTCAAGGTCAGCTTGTCTACGTTTACGATAACTAGCATCCTGTTGCAACACATCCAACGGACGAGAGCCATAGAAACCTTTTTCAAAAGCAGTTCTGTTATACGCCTTAATACCAGAATCTTTCAGCTTTTTGTCCATAAAGGTTTCAAAGTTCAAGATGTTCTGCTGGGAGTTATCGGGTAATTCTTGGTTAGGAACTACTTCATTTTCATACTCCTGCTTGAACAATGTATTCAAATGCTGACCACGCAGTTCATCAATACGTGCTACCGCATAAGGGTTATCAGCAATATCAAACTTTCCAGATTGACCAAGTATATCTAATGTAGAAAGTTTCTCTCGGTCTTTCTCAGAAGTCACAGAGAAGATTCGGTCTGCTTCTGCTTTACCAATCATCTCCGCACGTTTATCAGCAGCGATACTTTCACCAATCAAACCAGAACCAAGTAAACCCAGCGAGCGAGCAAGTGCTAACGCATTGTTATCAATGGAAGCAGAAATACCGCTACCAAAAGAGGGTGTAATTAATCTCTTTTGATAGGGTGCTTCTGGTTGTTTGGTAAATTGTCGCTGTGTGCCTAAAGCACTAGCTATTGGATTTGACATTTATTTACCATCCTTTTATTTCTTAATTTTCTTGTATACACCTGCGCCAGCTCCGGTCTTTTCGTGTACCGAACGTGGCGTGTTGCCTACCCAAGTTTAGCGGATACTTTCTTAGCTCCACCTTTCCACCAGTCCCACTTCTGACCACTTGCTTCAACAGCAGCCTTCTGATTCAACACAGTAGTAGTGTTTTGCAAGATGGTGTTAGCAGAAGTCAAGAAGTTAGCAAAGCGTCCTGGCATCTTAGGCGCAGACGCATTAAGGTTATCAATATGACTAGCGGTAGACTTAAAGGTAGCATCTTCATTTAAATCAATCTCGTTAGACTTACGTGAGTAGTTATCCTTAACAGAAGCTACCGCACGAGCAGTATCACCCTCAACGGAACGCACAATCATGTTAGCAGTTCGACCACTAGCGTTCTCGTTAACGGCAGCCTTCACAGCACTATTAATCTGCAAGGCATTTTGACGTGTCTTTGTGATTTCAGAAACAGCAGCATCAAAGGCATCAGTACGTTCCTGTTCGTAGTTTTGATATGCAAAGTTCATCTGTGTGATAGCAGCTTTCGCTTGTGCATCCAACTGAGCCTGTGCTTGCTTATACTGTGCTTTCTGACCGAGGTATTCACCACCGATTTGCAGAGCGGTGCTAACACCAGCAAGTACAGTACACATTATTTATCTTCCTTTTTAGCGAACACAAAGCACTGAAAATCTTCGCCATTGACCTGTTGAATATCAAAGAAATAAGCTCCCATCCATTTCAACCATTTTACGTGTTGCTCATTGCCTAACCACACCCAGTTCTCTAAGTGCGTGTATTTATCAAGGTAAACTTTAAGCAACTCTCTGGCAGCACGTAGAAAAGCGGTTTGGTGTCTTTCAACCATACCAGTACAGAGCATCCATACATAGTTAAGTTTAAAGCCATCTTCAACCACTTCTTGTACACCACCAATAGCGTAGACTTCATCATTATCATCAACAAGCACAGTTGCGTCTGCGTAGTCAACAACAGGAACATCGTAGAAGTCACAGCCATTCATAAGCTCAACCTCTCGCACATCCGCAGGACGCTTAGACTCCATAAAGTTCATAAAGTGCTTGATTGTCATTTTCTCTAATCTTAAAATTGTTTTGTCCTCCTTATATAGTTACCAATCCAACCTGCACCAATCAGAGCCACCGGAGCAGGAGCATCCGATTCAACACTAATCTTGCAGTTTGTGTTAAGGCTTTGAATAGGCACTGTAAATTTACCTGTTGAGAACATCAGCTTACCAAGTGTACTGTCCGTAGTACCCAAGGTTCTCCCTGTGTTGATATACTCATAAGTATCTTTATCAAACACATCAACCTTAACCACGAAGTAACCGCTATCAGCATAGTTTATCCAAAGCTGTCTGAGTTGTAACCTACCTTCTAACAAGGCTTGTGTTCCCCTTTCGGTTTCACTCTTAACATAGAGTGTAGAAAGAGCAATCCTAAATTTGTAGATTAAACCACAAACAATTTGTTGACCACTATAATCACCATTAAGAGTCACAGTGCCATCAGCATCAACCTCTTTGAAAGTACCATCAGCAGTAACAATGCCATACTTTCTATCTGGTTCATAAATCTCATTATAGAAAGACTTAATGTTGATAGTAGTTTCACCTTGCAGTTCATTGAAGCAACCTTGTGGAACAGTTACTTCCTGCTTGCAATCCAACAGGACACGATAAGGTTCACTCGGTAAATCTTCTGTGTTAAACGTGAAAGAAACACGTTCTAAACACAAGTAGTCATTACGTTCAACAACGATATATAAAGAATCCTCAATAAAGGAAGCACCATAGATAGTGCCACCTAAAGACCAACGTGACCAGGAAGCCTGTTGACGCACACTGTCAATGAACAGGTACTTATACACATACATACATTCCTCATCACCCTCAGTGAGAAACATTAAGATGTTCTCAACACTACTCGGTACAATCTTATAAGTACCATTCGGTAAATAAGAGGGAACGTGAGAAGTAATATCCTGTGCATCTTTACTGTCTGTGTTATCAGCAGCAACGAAGAACTCTCGTACTGTGGAATACTCAGAGCGTTCTGCAAGGAAGTAGATGTTACGTCCTGCATTGACTGGTGTTGCCTTTAAGGAACAACCAAAGTGAGTAACAGGTGGTGTCAAGTAGGCATCTTTAGGAGTCAACACGCTATCAGAGCGCAAAGCAAACTGAGCATCCTTAGAGAACAGAATAAGTTCTGCATCAAAGGGAACAGCATGATAGAGTGTTGCAATCTTGTTGTCAGACACAGCAAGGTCGATAGGGTCTGTGTCCTGTACTTCCATAGCACTTGCCATCCAAAAGTTAAAGAAGTCAGCACTACGAGTAAGGATAACATTTTCCCCACTAAGGAATCCTAAGCGATTTCTGTGATAGAACACATCATTGATTGTGTTATCAATAAAAGATGGCAATGGGTTACTATCTTCATCACCGGACTCACGAGAATCCCATTCGGCAACTCTAAAGTTAAATGTGCCATCTGCTTCACGCACGAGCACGTGGGGCATCGTTTTGTTATCAATATGATTCTTCAACAGCGGTCTGACACATTCACGCCACACCTGTGCTTCTGCATCATAGCGCACATAATAGTCATCTGTGTTACTACCCTTTTCACCTGTGATTTTCACAATGAAACCATCTGGCGCACTAGCAGGTAAGTTAGTGAACTTTTGGGTAGACTTGATGATACCGAAAGCAGCTTGATTGTTATAACCATCATATACAACAGCATTTTTGATTAAAGACTTAGCAACACTGTAAGATGGAGTCTGTGTGTTCTCAGTGAACTCCAAAGTGTAAACTTCCGCTTCTATCGTATTACCAGTAGGGTCACCATTGCTCCCAAGTACACGTTCTTCAAGAGTACCTTGTAATGTAGTAATCTTCCAATTATCTTTTCTACATCTTTCAAGTTCATCCTTAACCTTTTGGTATGCAGCAAGGTCAGCATCAGCAGTCAATACTTCTTTTTTAGGAATAGTAACAGTAATCTTATTGCCATTACGTGTAACTGTTGATGGGTAGCACAAAAAAAGTCCATAAAGAACAGGTTTAGTTGCCTTATAATTAAATTTTAAACCGTTAAATCTATCCTCTTGCTGCTGAGGTGTGGTAGTAGGTTGAATATAAATAGTTTCACCTTGTTCAGTAACATGAGCACTTTTCTTCAAGTATAACCAAGAAGAACCTGTGGTGGTCACATAGCCTTTTTCAGTACACTGTGTTGCCAGCTTCTCCACAATGGCATCAGTGTTAATCTGCTTTGTGTGGGACTTGTCACTACCATCCGGTGTTTCATAACTTGCAACAGTTTCGCCGTTAACCACAATCTTATAGGTTCTGCCGTATTGACCATTCTTAATGTTAACAAGTAGACCCTGTGTGTCCCATGACTTATCATCGACAACATCAGACATTTTAGTATGCTGCATTGTATTACACACAAAAGTATAGTCAGCAATCGTAGTTACCTTTAGGTTATACCGAGGTTTCTCAGTGTAAATATAAGGTCTTGTGCCTTCATTAAAAGTAACCTTTTGCTCATTGCCTTTAAGGTCATACACCTTTATATCCTCACCTGTGAAAAGCACAATGTACTTCTCGTTAGCATCTCGGTCTATAAAATGCACTAAAGGCTTTGTGTTCTTGGTTAACTTTCTCGCCAACGATGACACAAGCATTGTCGGTGGTCTTTTCTGTAAACCACCTGCTTCCGACGAGTAACCATTAAGTTGCTCATCAAGTTGCTCTGGGTCACGCAAAGTAGGTGGTTGTTGACTAATACCTTGCACGAAGTTTTTAATATCTTGATTGATTAGCATTTATCAACCTCTCTGTTTCAAGTCGGTTACACTCATGTTATCCAAGATGTTGTAATCGTTGTTGTCCATCTCGTATTCCTGCAAGTGCATCCAGGCTTCTTGAATTTCCTGTGTAGTAATCTGTGTAATGCTATCGTCACCAAAGTAGCGACTTTGGAACTTAAAGGCAGCCTTAGTGATAATGTAGTTACGCATAGCATCTGGCAGTTCCTCAAAGGGAACAAGCAGAACCGCTTCACAGGTAATAGGTTGTGTAAAGGTAACATCACCAGTGGAAAGGTCTTTGACATAATCACCACTATGGACAAGTTTCTCACCACCAGAACCCTTCAAGAACAAGTAATTTTCCTGCCATCTAATTCGACCAGTGTAAGCATCTGGTGTCAAGGTGTGTTCCGAGATGATGTTAAAAGACCAACCACGAGATTGTTCCTGTCTGGATACATTCCTCAAAATGCGCAACGCACTAATAGCATCAACATTCTTTAAATCTTCGAGGGTGTTAATGGGCGACTCACCTATAATGCTAATTATTTCATTGACCGCATCAAGCTCTGTTAAAGCTGTTAATTCCATTTGTATTTACCTCCGTATAGAAAAAAAAAATAGGGAGTACCACGAAGATACTCCCCATTATTTAGTGTGTATTATTCAGTTACGCAGCGGGTTCAATAACACCCATAAACGCAGCTTCGGGGCGCAAGCCACCATGACCCATAGCATACTTACCAACGATTTGGTCAGATTGGTATTCAATACGGCGACCATGTTCCAGTTGGAAAGATTTCAGAGTCAGAGTGCCAACAGTGGAGCGATGAGCTACCAAGAAAGCACACTTATCTTTGTATGCAGCCGGGAAGATATGACCAGTACCTTGAATCAGACCTTCGGGAGTGCCGTTGTCAGTCTTAGTGATACCACCAACAGTCAGATGCGGAACTTCGACAATATCAATACCAGCGATACGAGTTACAGTAGCGTCGGTAATGGTTGCCACAGCACCAAAATCTTTGTTGATAGCGTCTTTAGATGCTACAAGAGCATTTACTGCAACAGGCAGCATATAGCATACTCGACCTTCATTCGGTACATAGTTGTTGGACATAGCGGTCTTAATCTCCAACAGTTCGGAGATAATAGCTTTGCCCAGTGCTTCGGATTCAGAGGTCAGACCACCTGCAACTTTGCGAGTTACAACTTTGCCTTTACCCAGACCAGTCAGCAGCTCTTTGTTAGAGGTTGCCATCTTAGCAATCTCAGCCAACACACCACCATCAGCAGCCATAGCCAGAGCTTCGCCAATCTGATAGGAGTATTCAGAACGCACATCATAGTGGTTCATAGCGTCATCAAGGTCAGTAATCAGACAATCAGAGGTCAGCAAGCCGTCAATCAGAATCTTAACAGAGGTCTGTTGTTCTGCTTGGCGTTTGTCATCAAGGCTTTCACCCGGAGCAAGATAGTTAGCTACCTTGCGACCCATTACAGGGAACTCAGCAGCTTTACCATTTGCAATAGTACGCTCTACGTGTCGACCAAGGGTTTTACGAGAACGGCGGTAGGCTTTCAGAACCTCACCTGCAAATTGGGTTAAGAACATCTTAATGCGACCAGCGGACGCATCATTAGAGTCAAGACCAGGAGAAGAAATTACAATATTAGTTGCCATAAAGTTATACATACTTCCTTTCTTTTCTTAAAAATTGAGTATTAATACTCAACGTCCGAACGAGAAGAATTTAGATTTGCTCAGACGTTTAGTTACATTTTTGGTGTATTCTTCATCAACACCATAGCGAGGGTCATCCATAGCTTTTTCCATAGCAGCTTCATTTGCGAAACCGCTAGTGCTTGCAGGAGAACCACCGCCAAGAACACTAGCTTTCTGTGTACCATTACGTAACGTCATCTCAGCTTTAAAGCCATTAATAAGCATCTTTACAGTAGACAAAGAGCCATTCAACAAAGCGTCATTGAAACCATCAACAGCGTCTTGTCCTTTGCTCTCAATGTACTTAGATAACTTACTGTATTCAGCTTTGCCACCAGCAGCGTTGTACACAGCATTAGTAAATGCTTCGTTAGCTGCTGCAACACCACGAATATAGGTGTCAACCACAGCCTTCGGATAACCTGCTTCCGCAAGTTTCTTGTAGGTGTCCTCAGAGAGTTCACCATTGCTTTCGTACTCTTGTGTGAGTGCGCTATAATCAATACCTTTTTCAGCAAGAGTTTTAGACGCTTCATCAACGGATTCTTTAGTAGATTTCAGTGTTTCTTCGAGTGCCTTTGATTCATCAGCCTGTTCTTCTTCTTGTGGTGCTGGTTCTTTAGCATCCTCATCAGAAACACCTTCATCTTGTTCAGAATCATCAGTCTTTTCTTCTGATTGTTCTGCGCTTTCCTCTACCTCGTTGGTATCGGTTTCAGTAATTGTTTCCTGCTGCTGTTCTTCGGTTTGTTCAGCAGGTTCTTGTACTTCAATAGTAGCCATTAGTACCTCCTAGTTATTGTTGTTGTGGCTGCTCCATATTGGCGTTAACAAAACCTTGTGCCAACGGAGATGTTGCCTGTTGCGCCATCTGCATCATCATTGCTTGCTGTTGTTCCTGCATGATTTCCTCATCAGTTTTCAACAGACCCTCAGTATCAATACCAAGAGCGGTAGCGCACATAGCAATGAACGTGTTAGTTCTCAAACAACTCTCACTTCCGGGTGTGGAAGCAATAATATCTTTGAGAGTCAGTAGTTTGTTCAAATCGTGACCACGCCCAATAGCTTCTAAGCCAGTGGTAATCGTGGGTTCAACAGTTTCTTCTGGTAATGTAGGAATCTCACCCATACTTTCTAATTGAGCCATTATGCGCCTTACCAGAGGTAACTGTAATTCTTGACTGAGAATACTGTAAGTACCACCTAAGGTATCTTCAAGTTCCCCAGCAAGGTAACGGATTTCTTCTGCGGTAACACGCTCTGCATCACGTTGAACCGCAGATTGGAGCATAAACACATAACCAAGACGTTGTTCCAAAGACTGTACGTATTGAAGTGATACTTGCAGGTCATTGCTTTTATTTGTCTGCAAGGCTTGTACATCCTCAACCCTACCCGGCACAAAAGCACCAGACTTAGCTTTGGTTAACCTACGGACTTGTGTGATACCTGTGGGATTCACAAGGTACAGAATGTGACCAGTGATAGCAGCAAGGTTACGCAGAGCTTCTGTGTGAACATCAAGGCTCTCTAAGTCACCGAGATATTCCTCAACATAGCTACGTCCATAACTCTCACCATCAACCTTCACCATACGCAAGGCAATCCACGGAGATTTATTTACAGGGAATGATTGCTCACTACCATCAATAATCTCACCATTGACCTCTTGGTAAGAAAGGTATTGGTCGGTGTCAAGATATACGTGTGTGTATACATTCACACTTTCAGTAGGTTCATGTGTTGCACCATCAGACGCAACAAGGGTTTGGATTTCGTCTGGGAGAGTTGCAAAGGCTAAGGTATCAACAGTTACAAGTTGAATCACTTTGCCTAAGGCATCTCTTTGAAGCACATAGTTGGACAAGCGGTATAACTTTGCGCCACCTTCCAACGGAGGGAGAAACAGCAAAGCGTTGCCAGCTACCAGCAGTTGATTCAGTGCTTCTTTCACAGTCACTCGAATCTGTTCGGTTTCAATATAACGAACAACACGTCGCTCCAATTTTTCGAGTGCCTTTTCAATCTCCTGCAACTGTTCCGGTTGTTCAGCTAACTGTGCTGTGATGGCATCAGTAGGTGTCAAACGGAAGAACGTGCTGTTCGGTGGCAGGAGAGCCAACATCAATTTGCTGGCTAAGTTGTTAACACCTCTTGCACCAATAGATTGGTTGGGTGTTAGATAACTTGTAGATTCGTTATCAGATTCTTTCGGAAACAGTGCAGGAATTGTCATTGCTGCATTTTTCTCAGCTCTGTCTGTGTATTGGTCACGCTCTGATTTCAAGCGGTCATACACAGCCTTTGCTGTTTCACGTTGAGGGTCTGATAAGTCCATCACAGGAAACTTAGATTTACTTTTGTCAGCCATTAGATATTCACACCAGTACCCTTAGCAGCAGTACCAACCACAAGACTTTTCTTGCCTTTAGTTTTCTTGCGCTTAGTACCTTCGGTGTCAATGCTAGTAAGCTGTTGTTCAATCGGTGCGCTAACTGGGGCAGCAGGTGTCGCAGCTTGCACCTTCGGTTTCTTACCACACATTCGTCATAACCTCCTTAATAGTTTGTCGGATTGTATGTACTATTACGTTGAATAGTCAGTTGTTGTCGACCTTTCTTCTGATTAAAGGTATCATCTGAGCCACCTGCAAGCGGACTATCTGGTTCTTTTGCGTCCGTCTGTGGTACAAGTTGACTACCTTGGATAGATGGGGTCTGTACTTTAGGCATTTTCCAACACATCGTTGTTTAATCATCCTCCTTAGCTTCTCGCAACATTTGCAAGTGTGTAATAATATCCCTACATCCTTGCATATAACCCACAAGAGCTTCTGCGCTACTTGCTTGGTGGTCAAGTAAACTGTTAGGATTAAACACAATCTTTAAATACTCAACAAGTTCAGCAGAGATATAAGGGACTTTTAAGTCATCATCAAGTTTACTCATTGTTCCATAACCTTAACCATTAGGTAACTTATAGATAGTTATTTATAATTAACACAATAACTATAACTATAAGTTACTTATGGTTTCCTTTCTTCTATCCGTGTGTCAGTAAGACACTTTGGTTATATGTGTGTCAGTTAGACTTCGGTAACCACAGAATAGGCTTGTGTGTTTTGAAATCATAATCACTTTTACGCAGAATCCTGGCAACACGTGCCTGTAAAAGTGCATCAGATTCAGTCAATTTCTTCTTGACAAATTGAGCAACAAGTGCTTCCCATGTAGGGTCAGCGTCAAGAATTTTCTTAGCAGTCACAGCACCAATACCAGGGCAACCTTTGTAGTTGTCAGCGGTATCACCAATGAGTGTTTGAAACAAGTGGTTATAATCTGCTTCTTCCTCACTGATTTCATAATAGGTATCACTAAGAAAGTTATAGAAGTATCCTGGAATACTCTTGAAGTCCTTATCACCACTCACAATAATAGAGCTGTTAGGGTTCAGCGTTGCAAGGATACCAATGCAGTCATCAGCTTCCAGTGTAGGCTTCTGATAGCACGTGAAGTTATCTTTCACCCACTCAACTACCTTTGAGTAACCTAAAGGCTTCCTCTTGCCCACACGATTCGCTTTGTAGGATGGGAGGATGTGTTTACGGAAATTTTCTTCATCGCTGAAACACATCAGAATCTCATACTCACCTACATATTTGTAGTGGTCAAGCACCTTGTCAACAATGGAAATCAATGTGTCATCTACAAGTTTCTCTGCTTCTGCGTGTTCACAGTGAAGTGTGGTTAAGTCACAATCCCAATCAATAGGTGTTTCACAGGCAGCACAGGAACGGAACACAATCATATCTGCATCAATCAGAATCTT